CTTAAGTGCTGTAAATGATCCATCGTTACAGTACCAATCATCTGTAGCTTTAATATTTGAAAAAGGATTGCTTACATTTAGAAAAAAGAACAAGGAAGTATGGTTTAATATAGATTCAAATAAAACAAAAATGTTAAACATTCCATACGGAGAAGATGAAATGGATGTAATCGTATCATATTTGCAATCAGATAAAGGATTAGAAACATATAAAATTCTTGAAAAACTTTTATAATATATTTAAACAATTAAAATATAAGACTCAATCTAAAAAATGATTGGGTCTTTTTTTTTGCTATCTTTGTATAAAATGTTTTATAGATGATTAACTCAGTTAGAAATACAGTATTATCTATACTTAATAAAAATAATTACGGATATATCTCCCCTTCTGATTTCAATTTATTTGCAAAACAGTCACAGTTAGATTTATTCGAGACGTATTTTTATCAGTATAACTACCAGATAAATAAGGAGAACGCCAGACAGTCTGGTGAAGGGTATGCCAATATTACTAAGGGAATAGAGGAGTTGATTGATCTTTTTTCTACTACAAGCCCTTTGAGTTTAAGCACACTGCAACCAACAATTAATAATACATATTTTCTTCCATCTCCTACAACAACTGGTGATGACTACTACTTACTAAACAAAGTATTAGTATATTCTGATTTAATTTCAAGTGGAGTTACAACGGCTATTGGGGCTGGTCTTGAACTAATTGATTCAAGTGCTACATTTCAAACTAATGGGGTGCAGGCTGGAGACGTAATAGGTTTTGTTAGTGGTGGTATTACTCAGTATGTTACTGTTTCATTAGTAAATAGCCAGACATCAATTACAACTACTGCAAGTATTATAACTTTGACTCCTTGGAATGCGCCAGGTATATCGTATAGTATATATGATGACAAGACGAGTGAAGTGGAAAAAGTTTCTCATAACAAGATAACAATGTTGAATAGATCAAAGTTAACTAAGCCAACACTGACATATCCTGCCTACACGGAAGAAGCAATTACCCTTACAGCATTTCCATCTACAATAAATAATATCGGTCAAGTGTTATCTCAGTACATAAGATACCCGAAGGACCCGAAGTGGACATTCGTTTCTCTCACAAATGGAGAGCCTGTGTTTGACCAATCACAAAATGATTACCAAGATTTTGAATTGCCATTAGATTGCGAGCCTGACTTGGTTAGTAAAATCCTAAAGTATGCAGGTATGTCAATACGTGAAGGCAATGCAGTTCAGTTTGGGCAAAGCTTAGAGCAAGCTGACAATCAATCTCAACAATAATAGTTTATGAGTTATATATCGCAGTATCAGTATTATGAAAATGGTGGTCTTCAGCCTGAAGACTCTAATTGGGGTTCATTTCAATATGTATCTCTATATGATGTAGTAAATAACTTTATGTTGATGTACTCTGGTAACCACAGCTTGGTAAACAATGAGGAAAGATTTAAGATATTATTTCATGCGAAGAGAGCAATACAAGAATTGAACTATGATGCATTCAAGGAAATTAAAATACTAGAACTTAGTGTTGATGATCAGTTAAGATTTATACTACCATCAGACTATGTAAATTGGGCTAGGATATCTATTGAAAAAGACGGTATACTTTATCCTTTAAGTGAGAATATTCAAACTAACTGGTCATCGGCATACTTGCAAGATAATACTGGAAAGATATTATTTGATCAAGATGGTAACGCATTGTCACCTCAATTTTCACAACTAGATTACGACAGGATATTTACTATACAACCAACTATATACTTAAACTCATTATCTCCATACAATGGAATGTTAGGATATAATGACAATGGGGTTTGGTATTTTTCTAAGGGAATAGGTGGAAGTTTTGGATTAAACACCGAAACAGCCAATGCTAACCCTACATTTAGCATTAATAAAAAGGGTGGGGTAATTAACTTTAGTTCAGGAATTCAAGGTGAGCTTGTTGTCCTTGAGTATGTATCAGACGGGATGGAGAACGGTGACGATAGCTTGATAACTGTTAACAAGATGTTTGAAGATTACATATACGCTGCTATTGAGTATGCTTTATTAGGTTCTAAACTTAATGTTCAAGAGTATGTTGTAAATAGAGTTAGAAAAAGAAAGACTGCATTGTTAAGAAATGCTAAAATAAGAATTAGTAATATTCATCCAGGAAGATTGTTAATGAATATGAGAGGTCAAAATAAATGGCTGAAATAATATGGCAAATTTAACTAGAAGTTTCTCGTTAGGAAAAATGAATAAGAGTGTTGATGAACGCCTTATCCCAAATGGTGAATATATAGATGCCTTAAATGTTAGGATGGGTTCAACTGAGGAGTCCGAACAAGGTGTTATTGAAAACTCCAAGGGCAATACAGAACTTACTCAGCTTGAATATAATGGGACTCCATTAAGTTCTTCTGCTAAATGTATTGGAGCATTTGAAGACGGTGCTAAAGAGACTATATATTGGTTTGTACATGATGAAAATTTTTCTTCGTCTCCTACTGGTAAAATAGACTTAATTGTATCATATAACGTAAATTCATCTACTCTTATATACCACTTAATAAGTATTCAAGATGGATCATCTGCAGAAACTACTTTAAATTTCAATGATAAGTATTTGATAACTGGTGTAGACAAAGTTGAAGATTTACTGTATTGGACGGATGACTATAATCCTCCTAGACAGATAAATGTTAAGAATAACTATGCTAACCCAGTAGCTGGGGTGGATCAGTTCTCTTACGAATCAATACTTGTTATTAAAAAGCCACCAATCGCTTCTCCGAGTGTTACACCACTGACTACTAGTGGTCAGCAAGATTATCTTGAGGAAAGATTTATTTGTTTTGCATATAGATACAAATACGCAGATGGAGAATACTCAGCAACATCTCAGTGGAGCAAGCCAGCATTTTTGCCAAATAGCTTTTTATACAATCCAGAGACAGCATCAAATGATGGAATGAAAGGTATCGCTAATGTTGCTTCTGTAACTTATAACTCAGGAGGACCATTAGTGAAGTCTATTGATTTACTATTTAAAGAGATGGATTCCCCTATAATTAGAGTAATTGATAAAGTAAATAAATCAAATAATGGATTATCGGATAATACTAATTATAGTTTTCAGTTTGAAAATAGTAAAATATTCACAATACTTAATGAGTCTGAGATATTAAGACTATATGACAACGTGCCATTGTTATCTAAGTCTCAAACTGTTATGGGTAACAGAATGATGTACGGTAATTATGTGGATGGGTATGATTTAATCGATTCTCAAGGTGGTGCAACAAGATTAGACTATGATGTAAAATTATTATCAACTGATGTTGGAGAAGACAATCTAGACTATACTTTATTAACTGGAAATTATACATTTGACACACCAACCTCAATATTAGATTCTGTTGTAAGTTTTGACTTTACAGGACAAAACCTTGTATCGGGAGGAGTTATTTCATTTGAAATAAGATTTGTACATTCTCAGTATGGTGGTGATACTCCGCCACCAACAGATGAGCAGGGGGCAACAACTATAAACTTTTCATATATTCTACAACAAGATTTTAATAGTATTTATGATTTATCAATAGATTCTGACTTCCTTGATAAAATTGGAACGGCTTTACCTAACCCTCCAGGAACAATACAGCCTGTTGGTAATTCTTGTAATGGTGTTACATTTACAGATTTATTTAACTGCGTAATAGAAGGAACTATCGGGGGAGGAGGCCCAACTCTTACTAAAGATGAAAGTGGAATATCAGGAGCTGGTCAGCCTATTTTGGTCCTTTCCAGTGCAGGACAGAATTTTATTGCTTTACAGATCCCATCTGTTAAATATGTTGATTCTGCTATTACAAAGGAAGTGTACTCATACTATAAAATAGAATTTGCTGAGGCTGTATATTCAGAAATAGGCAATCCAACTAGCCTTCATAGTAATAGAGGTTATGAGATTGGAATGGTGTATATGGATGATTTTAATAGATCTTCAACCCCATTAGTAAGTGACTATAATGCTGTACATGTACCGTGTTCAGCATCAGAATTTCAAAACAAAATACAAGTAAGGATACCAGCTCTACAAGTAGCACCATATTGGGCGAAGAGATATAAGTTTGTAATAAAGCCTGATAAGCAATTATATGAAACAATATACTCTAATTTTTTTGTTCAAGACCCCGTAAGTTTGGCTCATTATTTCCTTCTTGACGGGCAAAACTCTCAAAAGATTGAAGTAGGTGATGAGCTTATTGTAAAGCTTGACACTAGTGGATCTTTAAATTCTTGTACATACACATCTGTTCTTGACAAACAAGCTTACACCGCTAACTTTTTGAATCCACCACCTGTAGATGCAGCTAATAATATAATTCCAGTTCCAAGCGGAGTGTACATGAAGATTAAATCAAATAATTTTAGTACAGATACTAATGCTCCTGGTAGTATACCGAATTCAATAACATATGGGATAAAGAAAAACGACACTGATTCTGATTCAACTCCATGTGCTCCAGTATATTACCCAGTTTATGTAGCGGACCCAAACAACCCAAGTACAAGTGTTCCAATAGACATACCAGCTGGATCTACAATATATCTTAATTTTAAAAGTGATAGAGAAGGAAAAAATAATGTTGAAGGAAAACATTATGAATACGAAAATACACTAGTCGCATCTCAAGATTATACTGATTTTAAAGCTTGGTGGGATGGTGACAATGTTGCCTTAACATTAAATGGCAGTAACTCAACCTCGTCTTCTACTGGTGGGCAGTCTGCCCCTGTGGCATATTATGATAATACAATTGGTACATCTGCTCAATGTTCATCACTAGATGTTTTCTTTAGATTCGTATTATCAGGTGGTGGTTCAAATGTTGCATTAAGAATGAATGGTATACTGGGATACACTAACGGATCTACTGTATTTGCTAACGGTAAAAAGGTTACGCATAACTCAATGCAAATTGTTATAAATAGAGCAGGGACAGGCGTTGTATTTGAGACCAGACCAATCGATGCAGCTCCAAATATTTGGTATGAATCATCTCAGGTATTTGATATAAATAGTAATGGCGAGCATATGGGAGACCCTCAATCTCAAGATATACCTGCGAATATTCCAGCTATTATTAATACTGATTTCTTTAACTGCTATTCATTTGGAAATGGTGTAGAAAGTTATAAAATAAAAGACTCAATTATAGGTAAGGCATTATAATTAGGTAATAGAGTTTATTCTACAACAGAGCTTGACTATAAAAGAGTAAGAAGATATTACGACATAACATATAGTGGTCTATATAATGAAGAATCAAATATAAATAGACTCAATGAGTTTAACCTTGGATTGCTTAATTATAAATCACTTGAACAATCATTTGGTTCAATAAATAAAATGATTGGTAGGGAAACAGATATATTGACACTTCAAGAAGATAAGATATCTTATGTGCTTCAAGGGAGAACAATACTTCAAAGTGCAGGCGCACAAAGCTCGCTTATGGCTGTTCCAGAGATACTTGGTCAGCAAGTGGCTAGAGTTGAAGAGTACGGGATATCCAATAACCCTGAAAGTTTTGTTCAATGGGGGTCTAATAAATACTTCACTGACTCTAAAAGAGGATCTGTAATAAAATTAAACGGATCATCTTACTCTAGCGATCAATTGACTACAATATCAGATCAGGGTATGAGAAGCTGGTTTAGAGATTTATTTAATGAATCATTTAATACTCAGAAGTTAGGTGGATTTGATCCATACATGAATGAGTATGTATTATCTTCAAATGACACGCCAGTTCCTGAAGACGGTATAGTAAGTGATTGTGGTATTACTACAACAATAAATATAGAAAATTATAGCGATATATTTACTCAGTCGGTTGATTTAGGCAACCTAGTCGGGAATGTAGATATAGATTATAATATAACATCATTAACTGGAACAGTTACTATAACAATAGTATATAATGGAGCAACTTACACAACTGGTCCTGTTACTTCGAGTGGTACATTGACTATGTTAAAAAGCTTAATAAATATATCTACAGCTGATATTACAATATCTACAACTGGATCCGTATCTATGAATTACACTGTAAATTGTCCTGATGCCAGTGATATGACAATTGTACTTGTAACTTTAACTAGTGATATCCAGTCAGGATTACAAACCACAAACCAATATAGATGGAATCAAGGAACATATATATCTCCATCCTATAGTAATACAATAATATTCCCATCAGGCACATCTCCACTAGTAGCTCAATACGATTTAATAACTGGACCACAAGGTAGTGGAACAATACCTGTAAATGTATCTAACGTTACAATGTTAAATAATACATTGGGGACAGATAGCTTTAGCTTTGATACATCTAAAGATAAGTTTAGATACTTAAGAACAAATACTCTGTATTCCAATAATACTACAGATATTTATTCATTAATTTCAGCTTCTAATAATTCAAGCCCAATAGTTTCCCCAACAAATGGGAATACGGCTTATTATTCTAGTTTTGCAATGCCATCGACTGGTTCGTATTTGTACTTAATATGGGATTACAGAGAAAAAACTAAAATAAATTTATGCTTTGATGATAGTTCGGCTGAAGACGTATGTTGTGTATGTGAAGGCGGACCAGTACCTAGTCCTCCAACTTATAAAATTATAGATTGCACAACAGCTGCAGAGCAGATAGCATTAGTTGATACGTTCTCATTCAGTGTAGGTGACGTAGTTAAATATAAAATAGGAGCAGGGGGTGGAACTGGAGTTGACAAATATGGAACAATTTCATCTATGTCAATTACATATGCAGTTGTAGATGCAACAATTCAATCAGCGAGCACTTTTATTTGTCCAACTTAATTAATTAAAAATAAAATAAATGGCAACTTACTATTTAGATGGAAATACATTAGCGAACTCATCAGCCGTATATACAGATGTAAATCTTACATTATGCGCTATTGATGGGTATTATTCTGATGGTGTCATATCAAGACAGCAAACTAACTGTGTGCTGTCTGCAGTAGAGGAATGCGTGGGGTGTGGAGTGGTTTTAGATTGCAGCTCATCTCCTAGTACTTATAATGACACAGCACAAGGAGTATATTCACTCAATATAGACGTAGACTCTAGTAACACTGGAGCTGTTGTTATAAGGTTGCTTGGCACTACTAATCAAGCGCAAGGAGTTAGAGCCATATATAATGGTGTTACATATAATGAAGTAAGTACACTTAATGAGGGGTACTTTACGCCAACAACTCCTGATGGTTTTGCATTTCTTGAGACGGCTTTACCCACTTGTACTGTAGCTGGAACGACATTTCCATCTGTCCCTAGGTTTTATTATGATGGCTCAGCTTTTCAAACAACAGGGGCT